TGCAAGTACAATTATGTACTTGCATGCCTTGAGTTTGCTTATGATTGGTGATATGATGTCGAAAGGCATCCGTTCATCATAGTAGGTTAAACTGATAGTAATCCGCTCACAGAAGAACGAAGGTGGCTACTAGCCGAAAACTTTGTTTATCAGTGGTCGATGTAGTGCAAACTGCATCGTAATGGCTGATTATATTGAAGACTTAGCGATAATCCACATATTTCTTTTAGTACCCGGACTTAGTGTCTAGTTAAGCGGGAAAGAGGAGATTTTGTGGTTTATCACACGAAGGCATATTACCTCCATTTTATAATTCGGTCTTTTGAGCAACGAACGCAGAGATGACTGTAAGACGTGTCGTTGTTTGATTGATAGATGCATATAATGTGTGGTAGTGTGCTGAGCACCAGGGTTGGCATCCTGGTGTTGTGACGCCCGCCATTGGTGATATGGATGTAAGACACACCTCTATTTGTTATTATTATGTTTAGTACCTGGATGTACCTGTCCGAGGATAAGGGACCCCGTGGGAATAACCGCTAAGGTAACAAATATGTGTGTTGAGCATGCGTAAAATCAATGGTTGCCTACTAGTGGGGAGCACTAGTCAAGCCTGTAGTGCAGGCAAACCTCGTGCGTATGCAGAGTACGTGCGTTGGAAGAAATTTCTGTGTTTTATACCACAATCTCACCATGGCTACAACTTACGAGAAAAACGATGTTTCGGCAAGCGAATGTGATGAAGTGATAGTGTGTGACGATTTAGAATATCAGAGTATTGAAATAATAGTACCTATGTTAACTATTGGACTACAATGTATATATGTTATAATTCGTAATCTTAAGCGTATTACCAAGATGTTACAGTATCAGTCTGGCATTGAAACAACTCCAGTGTTAGGGGATGGCAATGAAATTGTCACGAAAGATTTGACAATTGGCGAATTAGTTAGCACTGAAAGTACGGAATTTACTGAAACTTCGGCTGTGGCTCCTATGTCGTTGGAGAGTGTTTTCTCCCGTTATTATTTGTTGAAGCCTAACGCTGCTTGGACAACTACGCAACGAAGATTTGAATTGATAAAGAAGACGTCACTCCCCCTGGAATTTATAAATAATACGGATATAGCCCCATATGGAGCCGTGCGATACCATGCACTTTATAAGTCGGATTTTGATGTGATGGTGCGTACTGATGCGACAAATTTTAATCAAGGTATTTTAATTATATTTGCAGTTCCTGGAGAAGTTACAGTGTACGACCAGTTTACTAATTTGAATTATGCCACAGTTATGAATTATCCGCATGCTTTTCTTAATATTGGTTTAGAAAATGAGTGCGCATTTCACGTACCGTATGGGCACCGATATAATATTACCAGTATTAATCATCGTACAACCGATATTAGTAATACTCTTTATATGATGGTTTGGTCCCCGTTGGTTGCAGGTACCTCTGCTCCTACAGTTTTGAATGTTTCGTTGTGGTTACGCCCGGTGGATGCGTACGTGGCAGTAAAGTCTCTAGCTATGATTTCGCAAGGGGGTCGACGCGTATCACAACGCCGTCGAGGAAAGAAAGTTATAACTGAAAATCAACCCTTGGGATGGCGGGATTCCATTGCGAAACCGGTTACTCATGCTATCTTAGATAATTTTAATTTACCTTTTGGGGACGCAATTAAGTCAATAGGTAAATATTTTGGGGTTTACGATCGCGTCAACATCGATGATGTAAGAAATGAATCAGCACGATGTGCTGACGAACCGATCCACGGCATTAACACTAAGTTTACGGCCTTGGAAGTGATTCCGAATATGGCTCATCGGTTTAATACTACTAGTATAGGAGATTTGTGTGATTTTGCACGTATTCCGTCATTAGGTCATATCGTTTCATGGGAAACGGTAACTCCTGCTGATACCATTTTAGAACAAATTTTAATATCTCCTTCTTCTCCTATGTTATTAGCTGGTGCGTACGGATCTTCTAATACATATTATGCGACTAATTGCGCTGGTATAGCTTCATTGTTCAACCTGTATAGAGGATCGATGGTTGTTACGATCCAAATCGTAGCCACCGCATTCCATCGTGGCACATTGTTTATTGCCTTTGATCCATATGGGACCACGACTGCTACAACAAGTCAAATATATGGTTTACCAGGAATTTCGATGGCCGTCGGATCAAACAATAATATGTTGTCTGTACGATTGCCATATAGTAAGCATATAGATTATATGAGTCCCCAGTTTGTGCAAAATTATATTGACAATTTTCTTGGTAGATTATATATAGTTGTGCAAAATGCGCTAACGGCGCCAGTAAATGTACCAACCACGGTTGAATTGTTATTTTATGTGTCCGTTGGTGATGATGCTGAATATAAATGGCCGATGGCCTTAAACGATAGAATAGCTCTTCAACAACAATTGTTTCGGTATCAGTCCGATGATGGTTTACAATCGTTTTATTCAAACGATAAATTGAGTCCTGGTTTCATTTTAGGGGATCATACCAATTTATTGGCTTATTTACGAAGGCCTGAATATATATATTCTGCTGACGTGAACATGGATACTTTCCAAGATTACAATGCCAACGTCCAAGGTGGACGTTTTCCTGATTATGGTTTACACGCGATAGTGCGTCAATTACACAAGTACACTTCAGGAGGCGTTTACGTTCATTGGGTGACAAATAATCACCGGGCTTTGAGCGCTATTACGCGTATGCGGTACGATTATGATACGGTTGGTGATTGGACCACCGGATCGTACGCGGTTGATAATAACGATGTGTGGAACGGCGCGTTACATGTGCAAACAATAGATCCGGCTATAAATTTTTTAGTACCGGGTTATGGTATTGCACCGTTTCATTATTCAGTGCCATATCGCGCTGCTTATGAAGATGATCCATCGGATGCCCAAATGTTTCGACAAAATATTTGGTATTTAACTGCTAATTATTATACTGGATCTGTAAAGGTCAATATCCAACAAAACCTTGGACACTCAGTTGCGGACGATTTTATGGTGTATTATCCTATGTCGATGTTTAAACTTGCCATACCTTTAGTTCAAGAAGTAGATGGTATTGTACCGGTTCTGCCAGCAGTGGGTTGGTCAGTATCGGGTAATGATATGACTAGTGCTCTTAATGTATTTGCA